CGATACTTATTGCAAATAATGGAAACTATTGAATTTGAAGAGGGTGTATTTAATGAAATATATCACGAAATTGATAAAAGCTTCACGGACAATTCCGTTAGGTTTTTATTCATTTATGGCGGTTCTTCAAGTTCAAAGACTTTCAGTTATGTGCAAAGAACCATTGTGTTTATGATTGAGGGGGCGAATAACAATAGTTTAATTTTCAGAAAGTACAGCACCGATATTGACAATTCGATTTTTGAGGACTTCAAACGCATTATATCAGACTGGGGTTTGAACGACTATTTTAAAATACAAAAACATTATATCCAATGCACCATCACTGGCAGTTATGTAGTTTTTAAAGGTTTGGATGATAGCGAGAAAATCAAAGGACTTTCAGGATTCAAAAAAATATGTATGGAAGAATTTAACCAATTCGACTATGCCGATTTCAAACAGGCTAAAAAGCGTTTGAGAGGTATTGTGGGCCAGCAAATAATTGGCATATTCAATCCAGTTTCTGAAATGTCATTTATTAAAACACAAATCTTCGACAAAGAAACTTTCACGGACTTGCCAAGTCGCATCACTCAAAAGCAAATCAACCAAACAGGCGATACAGTTGTTTTGAGAACTTGCTATCTTGATAACATTTGGATTGTAGGCCCAATGTTTATCGACAAACACGCAATAGCAGACTTCGAGCGTGACAAAATAAATGACCCGAACTATTACGATATCTACGCACTTGGCAAGTGGGGCAAATTGCGAACTGGTGGCGAGTTCCTCAAGAACTTCAAAGCCGATAAGCACGTGGCTAAATTGCCATACAACCCAGCCGAGCCTTTGCATATTTCATTTGATGAGAATGTGTTGCCTTATTTGACTTGTTTGGTTTTTCAGTACTACAACAATCAAATAATTCAGATTGATGAAATATGTTTAGAAGACCCCCGCAACACTTTGAAAGATACGTGCGATGAATTTTTACAAAGGTATGGAAGCAACAGACAAGGCTTATTCATTTATGGCGATGCAACGAGCCGAAAGCGAGATACTAAATTGCAGAAAGGTCAAAACTTTTTTAAATTGATTAACAATTATTTGTCCGCTCAAAAGCCAATTTTTAGAGTTCCACAGGCGAACCCGAGCGTAATAATGTCACGGCAGTTTACGAATGAAATTCTAATTGGTGGAATTGATAATATTACTTTTGGCATTGATGCAAAGTGCCGTAATTCAATTAACGATTATCAATATTGCACCGAAGATGAGGATGGTAAAGTAAATAAAAAAGTAATTCGTGACAAAGTAACTGGGCAAAGCCATCAAGAATTCGGGCATTGTGTTGATTCATTACGGTATCTATTGACAGTTATTTTATTAGAACGATACAAAAAATATGTAAGACGATGATTTTTGGAATAACACTCAAAGAATATCAAAGAATTTTAGCAAAAGGCGAAAGTTATAAGGGCAACTTTTGGATTAATAAGCAACTTTTGAAGCAGTCAAATAAGAAGTTCAGAACCAAAGATATATCTAAATTGAAATTTAGTGAGTTTGTTGATTGCGAAAATTATATCGAAACGGCAGATTTTAAAAACTTTTGTAATATATTTGTGAAACCGTTTCAGATGGTTTACGTTCACAATTTAAAAACAATAGTTCAAGATTACGCAGACCAAAAAGCGAAACTATTTGAAAACTACCCTTATATTTTTAATCCACCGAGTTATGGAGAAGTAGCACCCGATACGGTTGGTTCGGAATTAAGAAAGGACTTTGTCAAAGAGTTTGGCAGTTGGGTAATATTAACAGATTTAGTTTGCAAGGGCAATATTGTGAATTATAAAACAGTTGAGGGGTGGGCAGTCGAAGAGTTTTTATTTTGGGCGAATTATTTAAGTGGTCAAAGAATTTTAGAAAATGTAAAATAATATGGCAAATCAATTTAGTACAGTAACGGCTTTTATAATTGATACTTTTTATAAAAGTAATTTGGTTAATACCATTTCATTAAGAGATGACGATGTGATTGATGTCGAGAAAGAAAATATATACCCTTTAGTTTCAATTAGATTGGTTTCAAGTCCAGCACCGCAACAAAATTTTAGGGAGTTTAGATATTCATTTGAAATTACAAATCAAAGGGATGACACTAAAATAGCAACCCCGAGTAAACTATTAACCGATACTAACTATATTGATAATGTTAACATTTGCGATTCAATTGGCAATGACTTTTTAATGGAAATAATGAAAACCCATAATGACTATAACATTGACATAGTCGAGGATTCAGTTAGTGAATTTGAGCCAGTGCAAAAAGACGAGCGAAATTGTTTGGATGGAATAAAATTTGAAGCCTCATTTTTAATAAAGCAAAATGCAATATGAAAAAGATATTAATGATTATTTTTTTGAAAATAAATAGTAATTTAGTTTATAAAATTTCAAGCTCAAAAAACAAAAAAGGAATTTCAATAAATTATAAAATAAGACCATTTTTCAAAAATGCAATATAGCGATGGAGAAATAAGGCAATACATTCGTGAAGTTGTTTCTGCTTCCAAAGATACAGCCAAAGTTGATACAGGATTTTTGAAGCGTTCGATTAAAGGAGCATTAATTGGTCGGAATAAGTCGGTGGAATTTAGGCAGGTATTTTACGGAGCTTATAATGAAAATTCAAAGTTAATCGAAAACGCTAAAAAGATAATGCCAAACGATATAGTTTGGACTGTTGTTTTTGTCGACGAGGACGGAAACGAAACGCAAATCGAGGGCAAGACAAAGACTGGTCGGAAAATTACACGAAAGGAAATAGGAAGCGAGAATATTCAAAGCAAAAATATAAAGGCATTAATAGCATCAATCAAAGCACGTGGCGAAACGAAAGACGATACAAGAAAAGGAAATCGAGGCAACGATAAAGAAACACCTTGATGATTTAGGGCGAAAAATTACGGTTGTTGCAGGTCGAAATTCAAAGGTTAGTAAATTACAGAAAGACCACTTACGAGATAGTGGCAACTGGAGAGTAAAGCCTTATAATGTTTTGACTGTTTCACAAAACTTTTACGGAAAATACAACACACCGAAAGGAAAAGCAACACCAGCAGACAGAAGCAATATTCGAGATACCCCGATGCGAAATTCAATTCGAGAGAATACTGAAGAGGGCATAAAAGTTTTGATTAAAGATTTAGTAACTTTGTTGAAAAGTCCAATAGTAACCAAGAAAATAAAATGACACCGATACTTACCAATATTGATTCAAAAGCTAAAATCTTTTTAGCACAATCCCCTATTCATTTCAATTTTCAAAACGAGGCAACCGATGCTGCAATTCAAAATGTAACCGTTGAGGTTTTTATTTGGCGTGGGAATCAAATTGATGTTCCGACTGCCCCGAGTTTGGTATTCAATAATATTCCGAAGATTAGCCCCGATGACAACTACATAGCAATAGAAATAAACAACGGAGTTAGAGCGTTTATTACAAGTTCCAACTTAAACAAAAACAATCCACAATGGGCATATAATACTACTGGAGTACCTACAACCGCTGGCGAGGGAGTTTATTTTCATATTGTTTATAAAGTCGATGCAGAAAGCGAAAAACAGTTAGGTACTTTCTTTGCAACCACTGGATATAGATATAACTTCGAGCAGAAAGGCGGTGGATACACTACTTTTGAAGATGGCGAAGTTATAAGAGAATATGCACTCGGTATCAATTACGATAGGTGTACTATCAATTTAACCACAACAGTAGCGACTGGCTCAACGCAAAAAATGGTTAATCAAGTTTCAATTAATCCAAGCACCAGAAGGTCGCAAACAGGTGTAAAATCTTTGATAGCTTATATCAATAGATTAGGCTTGTGGGACACTTTCACGCCCTTTGGCAAGTTTGTAGAATCAATCGAAACCAAAAGAGATGAGTATAGTAATTCGTTGCGTGATCCTTTGAATGTAAATGCACAAATACAGCACCTAAAACAGGTAGGAGCACCGAAAGGCAACCGTAAATTTAGTGTAAATACTGGACTTTTGGACGAAAGAAACAATTATCAAATCAGGGAAATCATTCAAAGTCCGAAAGTATATCTTGTTATCTTTTCAGAAGACACTTTCACATTCCCACAGATAGGAATTACTATTGATAGCACGGTAGCAACTATTGATGATACTGGAATTACTATTGATAGCGACACAGTAACAACCGACAATTTAGGATTCTATTCTAAATTTGTTCAAATACCAGTTAAAAATGGTACTACTAATTTTCTTAAAAAAACACAATTGAATGATAAAAGCTCAATCAGTTACACTTTAGAGTTAGAGGAAGTGAATAACTTTATAAATGATATTCAGTAATGGTTCAAATCTACATAAAATACATTGATGATAATTATTATATTTTGGATTTAGACCCAAAAGAAAATATCAATTTCAAATTAACTGCCAAAGACCTCAACGATATTACGAAAGTGTTTTCGCCATTTACTCAAAGTTTTAAAATCGATGCAACCTATAAAAATAAAAGACTTTGTGGGTTTATCGGTAACGAAAAAATACAAAGGATAAACAACGCAGGAGAGTTTGATGCATTGATTTACATTAGCGGTTTTTTATTCCAAAGTGGAAAACTTTCCTTTGA